ATTTAAATGAACGTAAAATTTGTAAGTATTACACCTGATGCTGAAAAAACTATGGCATATATTGCCAGAGTATCTAACCCTAAAAATCAAGATAATGAAAAGTTTGCAGGACTTTTAAAGTATTGTATTAAACATAATCATTGGTCAGTGTTTGAACAATCCTCTATGACTTTGGAGATAGAAACCACGAGGGGATTAGCGGCTCAGATTTTAAGACACAGAAGCTTCACATATCAGGAGTTTTCACAAAGATATGCTGATAGTAGTCTATTAGGTGAGGAAATTCCTCTACCAAAACTCCGCAAACAAGACGCAAAGAATCGTCAAAACTCTACGGATGACCTTGATCCTTTCATTGTTCAGGATTTTGAACTGAAGATGCAAAGACATTTTGTGAATGCAATGAAGATATATCAGGAGATGTTAGACCAAGGAGTTGCAAAGGAATGTGCAAGATTTGTGCTTCCACTTGCAACACCAACACGACTGTATATGACTGGTTCGTGCCGTTCTTGGATTCACTACATTGATTTGAGATCTGCACACGGTACACAGAAAGAGCATATGAACATTGCAGAAGAATGTAGAAGGATATTTACCGAACAATTTCCTTCGGTATCTGAAGCCCTAGAATGGGTCTAAATAAATTTACACTACTTTATATTGAAATGGCAACATATCCTGTGGTTCACAAAGAGACTGGTGAGCAGAAAGAAGTAAAAATGAGTATCACAGAGTGGACTCAATGGTGTGAAGATAATCCAGATTGGAAAAGAGATTGGTCAGATCCTTCCACAATGCCTGGCACTGGAGAAGTTGGTGATTGGCAGGATAAGTTAAGAAAGAAAGCACCAGGTTGGAATAGTATTCTAAAGAAAGCACAGAAAGCAGCTCCAAGAAATCCTACCATTAAGCAACTTTAATCTAATGCCTAGAAAAAAGAAGGCCAGTGGTGATCAGCCAATTGGTATTGGTTTGACCACTAAGCAAATAAAAAGAAAGAAACCAATCAATACAAATTATCTTCTTAATATAGAACCAATTACAGATAATCAGAAAAGATTATTTGAGTCCTATAAAGAATGTAAGCATATTGTTGCATATGGTACTGCTGGTACAGGTAAAACTTTTGTTACTCTTTATAATGCTTTGAATGAAGTGTTGGATGAGACAACACCATATGAAAGAATTTACTTAGTTCGTTCTCTAGTATCAACTCGTGAAATTGGTTTTCTACCAGGTGATCATGAAGATAAAGCAGACATTTATCAAATTCCTTATAAGAATATGGTAAAGTATATGTTTCAGATGCCTTCTGATGCAGACTTTGAGATGCTTTATGGTAATCTAAAGGCACAAGAAAGTATTAAATTCTGGAGCACTTCGTTTATTCGTGGTACTACATTGGATAATGCTATTGTGATTGTTGATGAATTTCAAAACCTCAATTTTCACGAACTAGATTCTATTATTACTCGTATCGGTGAAAATAGTAAGATTATGTTCTGTGGTGATGCAAGTCAAACAGATTTAATTAAGACTAATGATCGTAATGGTATTGTAGATTTTATGAACATCTTGCGTAAAATGCCATCTTTTGATATAATAGAGTTTGGTATAGATGACATAGTTCGTTCAGGACTTGTTAAAGAATATATTATCGCAAAACTTGAAATGGATTTTTAATGTTTAATCATGTTGATGTAGATCTTCCGAAATTGCAACGAGAAACCATTGATGGAGTTCGTTACTATTCCGTACCAGATGAAGATGAGTTATTAAAGTTAGTTTCAATTACTTCAATTACTAGTCACTTTAACAAAGAGATTTTTGTTAACTGGAGAAAGAAGGTAGGTAATGAAGAGGCAGATCGTATTACGAAAGCGGCTACTGGTCGTGGAACTGATATGCATACTCTTACAGAACATTATCTAAAGAATGAGGATTTACCTAAAGTTCGTCCTATTTCTGATTTTTTATTTAAGATCTCGAAAGGTAAACTTAACCTTATAAATAATATTTACGCTTTAGAGGGTTCTCTCTATAGCAAAGAATTAGGTATTGCTGGAACTGTTGATTGTATTGCTGAATATGACGGTGATCTAGCAATAATAGACTTTAAGACTTCTAAAAAACCTAAACCAAGAGATTGGATTGAACATTACTTTGTTCAATGTATGGCATACGGTTGTATGCTTTATGAGATAACAGGTATCTCTATCAAAAAACTTGTAATTATAATGGCTTGTGAAAATGGAGAATGTGTAGTCTATGAAGAAACCGACAAAGCAAAGTACATCAAACTTCTCAGCAAATATATTAGAAAATTTGTTAACGACAAACTGGAGCTCTATGGAACCGAAAAATGAATTAGAAAAGGCAATAGAGAGTAAGTTTCTCACTCCTCAAAAATTTGCTATGGAAATTGAAAAGATTGTAGCAGAAGGAGATTTTAATTATATTGATGCAATATGTTACTATTGCGAAACTAACAATATTGAGGTAGAATCAGTATCGAAACTCATTTCAAAACCTTTGAAAGAGAGATTAAAATGGGACGCAACTCGTCTTAATTTTATGAAACCTACGTCAAGAGCAAAATTACCTTTGTAATGCCGACTAAACTTGAATTGTTGCATTATCGTCTTCAGGCGATTTTGCGTGACTATAATATGCCTGATCTTGAATATCTTGGAGAACGTCCAAGTTATAAGACAGGTGAAGATGTACACTGGTATCGTATAGGGAATGCAGAAGTTCCTATTGATGCGATTACCGAATTTGAAGCTGAAGAGGATGAAGGCGAAAGTGACACCGTTTGAGACTTATCGAACATACCTTTCAATGAAAAGTCATTTCACTAACCCGAAGTATGACTTTGTAAAGTATGGTGGTAAATCTCGTGCAACTATGACTTCCTTCAATAAAAGGAAGGACAAATATTGGTTTGAAAAAACTTCTAGGAAATACTCTGATAAGGAGATAGTTGATTTCCTATTATCAAATTTTATTAATGCTACTAACCCACAAAATTTATGGATTGGAGAAATAATCAACTCAGGAGACAGAACCTATGCAGAGTGGATGAAACGTCAACAGAGTTTGACTTACTTGTTCAAAGAACAACTCAACGAATTGCTGTCGGAGAACAACTTAGACGAAGTATTCAATTGCTCGAAGGGGCATCCCCTATTACTGAAAAGGTATCTAGGTGGGGAGATTTCGTTAGAAACGCTTACGATACTGGAAAAAGTCTTTTCTTTCGTAGAAAATTTTAATAAAAAACTTACTGATCCTGTATGGGAAACCGTAAGTATGAAAATTAATAAGTATAAACCCTTCCTAAATATTAATGTGTTCCAATTTAAAAAAGTTCTACGGGAAATTGTAAATGAGTGATTTTTTTGATTCTGAAATTATTAAAAAAGAACTAAAAGAAATAAACGATTTACAACGGTTAGTTTATTATAAAGCAGCATCTTTTGGTGTTTTGAACCGTGAGGACAAATTAGAACATATTGAAATGCTAAGTGAATTATTAGAGAAGCAACGAGTAATGTATACTCGTATGAGTTTGTCTGATGATCCTCAAGCAGTTGAAATGAAAAATCAATTATTAAAATCAGTTGAAGTTATGGGTTTCCCTAATGGAACTGATGTGAGTATATTATTTAATGGTATGTCACAAACAATCGAAAAACTAAAAGAGCATATTGACTCTTAGGAGTTAATCTGCTATAATCCAAACATCCAATTAATCCAATTAATCCGAGGTAATCTAAATGTCTTTCGCAGACTTAAAAAAGCAATCAAAGCTTGGCTCACTAACCGCTAAACTGGTTAAAGAAGTCGAAAAAATGAATAATTCAGGCGGGTCAGGTGATGACCGTCTTTGGAAATTAGACGTAGACAAAAGTGGCAATGGATATGCCGTCATACGTTTTCTTCCTGCTCCCGATGGTGAAGATTTACCATTCGTAAAATTATATTCCCACGCCTTTCAAGGACCAGGTGGTTGGTATATTGAGAACTCTCTTACTACTTTAGGTGGTAAAGATCCCGTTTCAGAGTACAACACTTTACTCTGGAACAATGGCACAGATCAAGGTAAAGAAACTGCACGTAAGCAAAAGCGTAAGTTGACTTACATTAGCAACATCTATGTTGTTAAGGATCCTGCTAATCCTGAGAACGAAGGCAAAGTATTCTTATACAAGTATGGTAAGAAAATCTTTGACAAACTAACTGCAGCAATGCAACCTGAGTTTGAGGATGAGGAAGCAATTGATCCATTTGATTTCTGGCAAGGTGCTAACTTCAAGTTGAAAGCAAAGAATGTTGCTGGTTATCGTAACTATGACTCTTCTGAGTTCGCTGCTGTAAGTCCTCTTCTTAAAGATGACGATGCAATGGAAGGACTATGGAAGAAGCAATACTCACTTGCTGAGTTAGTTGCTAGTGATCAGTTCAAGTCTTATGAAGATTTGAAAAAGCGTTTAGACTATGTTCTTGGTAACAAGTCTACAGTTCGTCAAGACCCCGAAGTTGTTGACGAAGACAATGATCGTGGTGTAGCAGAAGAATTAGTTACTGCTGCAGCATCTAGACCATCATCAAGATCTAGTTCTAATGATGAAGACGATGATGCACTATCATACTTTGCTAAACTAGCAGAGGAATAAGATAAGAGTCCTACAAAAAAGACCCCTTCGGGGGTCTTTTTTTATTGTGGATTTATTTCCGTATTTTCTGTTATTATT